AGTTCCGCCACTTCGAAGCTACGCTGGAGGATGTCGAGCGTCGGGCCGATAGTGTCGGCGAACAGGCGCACATCGTCCACCCGCCACTTCCCCATCATCAGCCCCACGCCCTGGAAAATCTTCGAGATGGGTTCTAGCCAGGCCACGATCTGGGTAGCAATTTCGGCCGCCCGGGCTGCGCTGGGCCCTGCGTGCAGGCGAGGCAGCAGGCTCAGCGTCTCCACGGCCGCCGCGATTACGTCCCGCACCGCGCCGGCCACTGTCGCGATCACCTCGGCTTTTTTCTGGTCGATGCCTTGCGCCAGACCGTTCATCAGTTCGCCGCCAATGGCAATGAACACCGTCGAGGGCGAGGCGATGCCAAGCAAATTCTTGACCCACTGCGGAAGCAAGGCGGCAATGCCTTCAGCGGCCTTGCGCAGGTAGGAGTTGGCCCGGTCGCTGATTGCATCAGCCAGCGAGGTGATCAGGTTGGTACCGATTTCGGCCAACCTGGCTGGTAGGCCGCCCAAGGTGTTGACGACCGTGTTGAAGACCTCAGTTGTCTTAGTGGCGACCGCGGTCTTGATGTCGTCCCAGATCTGGCTGATGCTGACCTTGAGACTGTCCCAAGTTGGCAGGCTGGTCTCGAAAATGTCGTTGGTGGTGTTGACGATGGCATCATAGATGGCCCCGACCGCCCCATCGATGACTTCCAACGCGCCGGTAATGGCCGAGCCGAAGCCCTCAGCAATGCCGTTGACCATTTCGCCGGCTGCGGCCCAGGCGCCGGACCAATCACCCTCGAGCAGCGCCTTGACGACGTTGACGAGGCCCTCAATGACGGCCTGGCCGACGGTCAGCGCGCCAGTGATAATATCCATCGCGCCGGCGACAATCTGGCCGGCGTTGTTGATGGCCGCGGCGAAGGTCTCGCCAAGTAGCTTGACCAGGACGGCGACCACCACACCGATGGCCTCCATGACTGGGACAGCAGTCTCTTTCAACCGGGCGAAGGCCGGGCCAATCGGTTCCAGGCTGACGCCCAGGTTTTGGAATGCCTGGCTGATCCGCTCGATGGTGGGTCCGAAGAAGTCAACCAGTTTCACCCACGCTTCCTGGATGTGTGCAACAAACTCGACCCAGTTGGTTTGCACGGCAGCGATGGTTTGTTGCAACCCGCCCGCGCCGAGCCAGACTTGGATTTGTTGAATGACCTGCCCGATGTCGGCCGTGGCGGCCGTGACCGCCCCCTGGATTTGCGGCCAATAGGTGTTCCATAGACCGCTCAGGTATTGCAGCGCCGCCGGGATGTTGGTTTGCAGCCAGGTTTGGACTTGACCTAGCGCCGGCTGAATGATGGCCCACGCGGCCGCGGTCTTCTCCTGGATGCCGCCCCAGTCCCGCTCCCAGGCCGTGCGGACCAGCGCCACCGCGCCAATCAGCGCGGCCACTGGCGCGGCCACAGTGAGCAGGCCACTCACCAGGCTGACCAGTGCCGGCACGACCGTCGCCGCGATGATCAGGCCAAATGCAATCAGCACATCCCGGCCGGTGACAAATTGCGTCACCCAACTGGCCATCTGCGTGACCAGCGGCATCACAACTGCGCCGACTTGGCCGATGGCGCGCTGGATGGTCGCCAGCACCGCACTGATGTCGCGCATGGCATTGGCGAAGCCTTGCACGACAGCGGTCACGTTCGGCCCGAAGGCCGCGCTCAGGGCAGCCTGCAGCCCGCCGCCGCTTTCCAAGACATTCAGCATCCGCTCGAGGGGTTGGAGTGCTCCCTCTGCAAAAGCGCTGAGTTGTTGGCCTACGGTCTCCAGGACGCCGCTTTCCCGGATGCCCAGGAAGAGATTGAGAAAGCGCCCCAGGATCTCCGTCACCCGCTCAATGGCTGGACCCACCACTTGCGGCATGGTCAGCGTAAACAGGTCATGGAAAGTGCTCTTGAGGCCCAGCAGGGTGCGACTCATCCGTTCAGATGCGCCGCCGAAGTTGGTGTCAGCATACTCCGCGAAGGCGGTTGTAAAGTCTGCCCAGGTGAACTTGCCGGCCTTCAGCGCCGCGTTAAAGTCCTCGTTGCCCTTGATGGCAACCCCAAACTTTTCGCCGACAAACTGCAATATGCCATTCAGGTCAAAACCGGCCAGCGCCAACTGGCGCACGTCCATCGCGGTGACCTTGCCCTGGAGCCGGATTTGGGCGAAGTTGTATGCCATCCGTTGCAGCATTTCGTTGCTGGCCCCGGTGCCGGCTGCCACGTCCAGAACTGCCTCAGTGAAGATCTTGGCCTCATCACTGCCATAGCCAAAAGCCATCGCCAGTTTGAACGTTTGCTGGATCGTCTCGACTTCGTATGGCGACGCAACCGAGATGCGCGCCAACTCGTCCATCAGGACCTTGGCCTTGTCGGCAGCCAGAGGCAGCGCATCTGCCAGCGCCATCGTGTTGATCCGGGTAGTCACCAGTTGGGTAGTAAAGCCAGTCTGTTTGCCTTCCAGCGCGGCAATCGACCCCGTGGTGTCGTCCAGGCGCTCTTGCAAAATCGCCATGCTGGCTGCGTGGGTTTGTACTGCCAACCCCTCTTCGCCCCACTTGGCGATCAGTTGGCGATGCCGCTCGGTTTCCTCTTGCAACTGCGCGGCCAACTTGGCCCGTTGCAACTGTTGGTCTTGGAGCTTTTCGGTCTCTTCGGCGGTCAGGCTGGTGCGGACTTTGACCTGCTGCGTGATCTCCTCCCCCCGGCTCATCTCCCGCGCCAACAGCCCCTCCAGGCCCACTTGCATGGCCTGGAATTGGGCGGTGCTCTCGATGGCTGCCGTGCCCAGGCTGGCGATGCCACTGACCAGCCGCGGCAGTATGTTGCCGATCAGCACGCCAGCCGCTACCTCGCCGATGCGCTGGAATGACGAAGTCATCTGCCCGGCGAAGGAGTTGGCCTGCCGCTCGGCCTGGTTCAGGGCCGCGTTGAGACCAGAGGAGTCCGCCGAAAGGCGAAAAATCGCCTCACCCAATGATAACCCCATGCCTCACCGCCCGGTATGTGACAAAACCTTCGCCCTGACAAAACTGCCTATTGACAAACTGTGGTTGGCACAGTACGGCACGGTACCGCAAGGCATGGCTTGGGAAGAGGAGCTTTCATTGCAATAGCTCCTCTCTCGCCCGGCGATAGCCAAGCACCAAACCACAACTTCGCCGCCAGCATTTTGTGGCAATCTCGGCCCAATCCATCCGCACTGACTCCCACGGCTTGACAGACATAAACAACAGCGCATGGCAGGCCGGACAGCGCACCTCATACGCCGGCTGTTTTTTGTGCGGTCCGTTGTCGTTGTCGTTCATTTTCTGCTGCCCGTAATCGTTCCAGCTCAGCCCGGATGCTGCCGGGTTCGGCCTCGATGGTGGCCATGGGTATCACGCCCGCCACCAAGGAGCTGATTGCGGTCTTGCGCCGGTCGATGCCGGCCCGTAGCTCCAGGCGTTTTGCATAGTCCTGGAAGGCCCGGCCGCGCTCGCCCGGGTTGGCCCCGAACCCCGCGACCAGCAGCGCCCGCAAGTCCTCTTCAGCCTGCAGCCGGTCAATCTGGCGATAGAGCGCCAGAAAACGCCGCCACGGCATCGCCAGCGCCGTTTCGGCTGTGTACGGGTATGCCTGGCAAAACCGCCCGTACATCAGGGCGATATCGATTCCCCCACGTCGGCAGACTTGCCCGCCTCACTCGTCGGCCCCGCCGCCGTAGCGGTCTCGGCCTCCAACGCGCTGAATTCACTCATCACAAAGCGCACCAGTTTGTCCAACGTGGCCATGGGCAGGGCCAGCAAATCCTCCCGGTTGTTTGCCAGGCTGGGCGCCAGGATGCCGATGATCTCCATGTTCAGCTCCCATTGAGCGGCTTCATCACCGTCCTTCTGGGCCTTTTCCAACTTTTTGCGTTGCAACAGGAAGCGCAGGTAGGCCGCGCCGGTCAGCCCGGCCAGGGGGTGGTCCTGGTTGCGCCAGTGGATGATCCGCTCAGGCCGCTCGGCCAGGATTTCGTCAAGATTGAGGATTTCTTGTGCCATGTTTGCTTCTCCTACATGGCAGTGGGATAAGACGGCTTTTGCGCTGTCGCGCAGCGTCAGGCTACCGTCGTGCCACTACCATCGCTATAGCGTTGCCACTATTACGCTACACTGAACTCGATCCACATCGGCATGGTCTTCGGCGCGGCCGTGGTGAACAGCGCCTCGAAGGTGACTGCCAGCCCCGACTCTTCGCCTTCCTTGAGATCGGTCGCCACCGGACTGGTGGCCCGCGCCTTCGGGATGGTGACCCGGAACGCCTTGTTGTCATTGCGGACCTGGCCCAGGACAATCACATCGGTCAATTCTGTGATTGTGCCCAGGGAGCCGCTGCCGACTACTTCGCTGTTGGTGTCCGAGCTATACCCTGAGCTGAACAGCGTTTTCAGCACGGTAAAGTTCCACTCGGACATGGTGACGGTGATCTTGCCCGTTCCACCCACGATTTTGCCGGTCCCACTGACAGGCCCGCGGGCCTGCGCCAGGTCTGGATAGTACTCCTCGGTAGCCATCTCGATCGAGATGTCACCGAGGGTCGCGCCCAGATCGACGGTGTTGACCGTCATGTACCCGTCCGTCCCGTCCCATGCTCCGCCATTTCTGGTGGTGGTGGACTATCTCATCATCCTGCATGATTTGGATCAGGGAGGATGCCGGGCGCTATACGGCTTATTGTGCCAGGCTACTCAGCCGTTAGTCTCTGAACCTTCCCGTCGTTTCTCGCCCTGGTCGACGGGCTTGGCTGCGGATTGCCCTGCGCGCTTGCGTTTAGGTTTCCCGCAATTCACCCGGTTTTCCACTGACCGTTACCGATCAGCGCTGCAAAGGATTTACAGAATGTAGTTGCTCGTGCTACTTGAAATTCCGCCCATCGTGCTTACCTCCTGGGTTGCCTTGGTCGGTCATGCGTCCAAGCGGCCGGCACCGTTGGTCACAATCCCTGGCCTTATGTCAAACGGCCCAATTGCCGTCTGGCGCAAAAGAAAGGCCCGCTCACCTGGGCGTATCAGGGCCAGGTTGCGGGCCGAGGCTGCTTGCGCAGCGTGGGCATGTCAATTTGTGTTAGTCGGCAGAGCGCTGAGTCTGCTCCTCTTCGATAAAACGCACAATCATCAGGAGCGCCCGGCGCAAGACCAGCAGAAAACGCCAGAGCAGGGTATCTGGCTCACCCATAGCGCGCCTCCAACTGTTTCAGCGCCACCTGTCCCGCGCGCAGCCAGGTCCACTCCGCGGCGGCCTGAGCGGCCCGTTCGCCGATGACGTAGGCCGCCTCCCGGTGCTCTGCGCACCAGCGGATGTGGGCAACCGTCTGGTCGAAATCCGGCCGGCACTGCAAGGCTGTCATATCGAAACGAATCGAATAGCTCGCGCTGACCTGGTAGCCGGCGGTCTCGACCAGCAGCGCGGTCTCCGGCGTCAGGTACTCGGTCATGCCGGTATTATGCGCGCAGATCACCGGCAGGCCAGTGGCCATGCCCTCCAACGGTTGCAATCCAAATCCCTCGCCGCCGGACAGGTAGAGTAGCACATCGCCGGAACGCAACCAATCGGCCAACTCGCGCGGCGTCCAATCGGCGCTGTGCACGCTCACATTGGTCTTCGGTTGGCGGTCTGCATCCAGCATATAATCGGCGCTGGCGCCGGCGTTGACCTTGATCTCCAAGAGCGCCTGGTCAGCCGGCAGGCTGGCTGCTTGGAACGCCCGCTCGGCCAGCAACACATTCTTGCGCCCCACCAGTCCCGCCCCCCAGGCTAGAAAGCGCAACGGGCCGGCCCGGTCGCGGCGATTGATCGAGTAGAAGGTCGTCTGATCGACGCCGTAGCCCGCAACCATGATAGGCGCCGTGACGCCGCTTTCGACAAACATCTCCTGACACCACTGCGACGGTACCCAAACCAGGCCGCAGCGGTTCAAGATTGGCAGCCAGGCGGCCGGCAATGTTTGCATGTCGAACATCGTGTGCCAGCACACGTCCGGTCGGCCGGCCTCAGTCACGGCCCAGGCCGTCGGCAGTGACACGGCAACTACGCAGTCCCAATCCCAGCGGTACGGCCCGATGATCTCGGCTCCGGCCTGCTGCAACGCCAGCCGCAACTCGCGGGTGACCACCGAGTAGCCGCTCGGCTCGCCTTCCCCGGCAAATGGCGCCCAGGCGATCTTGAGCAGCGCGCTCACTGCGTATACCCCTGCGGGATGGATAGCTTGCCCGTGGCCGTGGCAGCCGCCTTAGTCAGCGCCTCGACAAATTCAGTCTGAACTTTCGTCATTGCCGCCTCGACAAGCGCCCGCTGGCGTGTACGCTGCTTGCGTTGGTAGCGCGTGCCAATCAATAGCGCTGTACCGATGCCCGCCAGCCAGCCAAGCGCCAAGAGCCCCAGCCCTCCCAGTATGGTCATGCCGCCGCCTCCCTAACGATGATTGGTATGCTTTTATTCGTGCAACCTGAACAGATCATGAGCAAATGCCTTACTCAATTCGGCCGCCATGGTCTCCGGCATAGATGTCATCAACACCGCATAATAAGTGCCCACGGCGATGGCCATCGGGAGGATTGCTTCTTGTACACGCTTACTCATTGCCTCTAATGCCTCCTGCTGCCCGGCATCGGCTGCCCAGTTCTTCTCGATTTCGGAGAATAATTCGGCTATATCGATAGATTTCATACTGCCTCCTTTGCTGTAGCTTCCCCGAACATGCCGGCTGGCACGGTGTAGTCGCCAGCCCAATAACGAACATGCTGGCGCCTGGCGTGCCAGTCGGCCGATGGCACGTGAGCGCCCCCTGCGGCGCCGATGTTCTGCGCCCGACTCAGTAGCGGCGCCACCTGGTCCCGGCTCCGGCGCAAGAGCTTGTGGACCCAACTGTCCCACCAAAACTGGTAGGCTTCCGGCACCCAGGTATGGCACAAGCCGCGGGGCGCTTCCAGCCACCGATCTCGCCAGGGGGCCCAGCCCCACGGGCTGAACCAGGCTTCCCGGATCAGACTGTGCCAGTCAGACGGCTCCGGCAAGCTGACCGTCTGATGATAGGCCGTCACCGTGTAGACAGTCGGATCAGCGGCGTACACCTGCCGGCAGTGCTCGAAGTAGACCAGCGCGTCCGGCGCCAGCAGCACGTCGTCTTCGACGTGGATCACGTAGTCGCTCACAGCGAATCCCGCCGCCAGAGCCTGGTACGTGTTGTGGTTGACGCCCAGCCGTTCGGAGTTGTGCGTCACCTGGCACTCGCAGAAGTCCACCGCCGCAAATAGATCCGCCACCGCCGGACAGCCCGGCTCGATGAACGCCAGCAGCCGGTAGGCGCCAATCCCTTCGCACGCCCCCAGGTGCGCCAGCATCGGCGCGGTGTAGGCCGGGCGGTTCCAGGCGCAGCAGGTGATGACGTGTCTCGTGTTCATCGTTTCCATATACTATCTCGAATATCCATTACTAAAGAGCTCTTTCCATGAAGACCACTCGGAACGCGCACACCACTCGTGGCCAACCCAACTCTGGTTCAGGTAAGTCCATCGGTCCGCTCTCCAGGTCCGCCCGGCGCAGCAAGGCCGTCACGCCGGCAGAAATGGTCACTTCCTGCCGGCCCACCCGATGCAGCGCATCGAATAGTGCTCGAAAAACGCTCTGGGCCTCACTTTGCTTGGAACCATAGCAGGAAAAAGAAAACCTCTCGCTGGACATCGGAATGTCTGGGTGCCCTGGTCCACCATCGCACGAAAACTTGATGAACGTCTTGGGTTCAGTGATGCCGGCCGGCACGCCCAGCGGCGGGCCGTAGATGCGATTGCCGGTCGCTGTCATGAGGGCGGTGACCGAAGTCAAATACCCATACATTATCGAGTCGCTATCGAGTCGCGTGGTCATAATCAATCAAACTCCGGGAAGAAAGTCGCCGTCGTTGGCGCCACCAGATTGACGCGGCCGGCCTGCACAAAACCCTCATCTGATAGCCAGCGCCGCGCCGTAGAACGAGCGATAACTGCGGCGTAAGCCCGCGCCTCTTCCACCGCCGGCAGGCACCACGGGTAACGCCAATGCGTCCCTGACCGAGTAGTCCATCCGTACTCCAGGTGGGCGCCATATGGAACATCAGTCCAAATGATAGCCGTCTTGAGAAAACCCATCGGCTGCTCTTTGACCTGGATGGAGCGCATCAATTCACCAGTGTCAATATGCGGGCTTTGTGGCCGGTGCGGATGGGGACCGGGCCCGCGACCAGGCGCGACGTTGCGCCGCGCAAACTCAGCCGCCTTTTCAGCTATCGCATTCGCAAATTCTTGCGCAAAGCCAGCCCCGCGCGCCTTTACCTCCCGAGTGCGCAAGTTGACTTCGACGCGTGCCGTGACCCGCATTTCAGTTCACTCCTCAGTATGTTTTTGGTCCATCTTGCCTAACCGATTCTCGAGAGCAGCACCCGCAAATGGTGCTGCGCGCCGGCCTGGTCATCGATGGCCTTCACATCGAATGGCCCGGCGTCCAGACTGGTCCCGTTGGCGTCGCAGACCGTAGTCAGCCGGAACATATCGGACACTCCGAATGCCAGCAGCGCGGCCGGCGCATCACCGTAAGCCATGTACCAGACATAGTCCGCAATCACCGCGCCAGATGGCTGTTCGGCGGCCAGCTCTACGGCCAGTTGTCCGCCGATTGGCATCAGGCGGCCGGCAATGCCGGCCGTCGAGGTCGTGCCGCTGGTCCACGACGGCGCCGGGTTGCCGTAGTCGGTCGTAGACCCGGCCTGCAGCAGCGTGGCCGTGTTGGTCAGCAGCGCCGCGATTGCACTCACGATCCTTTATCATCCTTTCAAGGAAGCCCACGACTTTAGCCGTTGGTAGTTGATGTGTCAACTCTCCCGGTAGAGATAGCGGCCCGGGCGGGTGGTGCGCGAAGGAGGAACGCTGCCACCCGCCCACAGGCCGCCTAGCAAGCTATTTGCGCCGCGGCTAGTACGCCACCAGCGCCAGACCGACCTTATCGGCGTCTGATTGATCGGTAATCATCACAATCGCGTCTGTACTGGCCTGGTAGTGGACAAAGTAATCCGTATACTCGACCAGGTTGACGCTCCCTGCCCCGGTGGTCGTGGCGTCCACCACCACCACTGACATGACGCCGTCTTGCAGGATCGCCCGGCCGAGAGTCTCCTCTTCAGCGCCATCCCACTTGACTACGAAGTCGATGTAGACATCGAATGCCGCGCCCAAAGCCACGGCCGCCCCAGCGGCCGAGAGCTCGATGGACACATCGGTCAGCACGTCCTTGCTGGCGTTGGCAATCCCACTGATATCAACCTCTACCCACGTCCAGGTGTTGGCGACTACCGCCGGAATGTTCGTGCTGGTATCTGCCGCGACTGAGTCGGTGACGATGAACACCAGGTCCCCAGCTGTCAGGCCTACAGTGGAGTAAAGCCACATCCCCACCGATTCGTCATCCGTCCAGTCCTGATTTTCGGTGGCCAGGGTGTTGGTTGCGCCGTCGGTCGCATCGGCAGTGGTAGCGACAGCCATCTTGAGCGAGGCTGTGCCTTGCCGGTAAAACGAACTGTCATTTGACATCACGGTATCGGCGTCAATGGCCAGCCAGTCCGTGGCCGGTGTCTCACTGTCGCCGATGTCCACGATCACGGTGTTCGTGACGCCGCTTGCCATCGTGCCGAGACCGCGCAGATCGATGCGGGGCACGCCGATGAACTGGTTGATCGCCAGGGCGTTACCGCCTGTAGTGTCAGCACTAGCCGTCACATCGCCGGCCGCCGCCAACGTGCCCGCAACGGTCGTGTTGCCACTGCTGCCGGTGACCGCGAATTTCTGGGTGCTGCCTGCGTCACTGTAGAGCGTCAGGTCACCCCCCCAGCTCTGGAAGCCATCGCCGCCAGCGTCCAGGACGCCGCCGCGCTCGATGACACCGCCAGCAACTCCCGGCTCGGGAATCGGCGGCGTGGGCAGAGAGATCCCGAAGTACGAGCCAATCAGCGCCACGATCAGGGTGATGCCAATCAGCAGATATTGAAGTTTACGCTTTTCCATGTCAGTTGCTCCTCGTTACACTAGCGGCGTCAGCCGGGCCAGCGTGTCGCGCACGATCTCTGGCACCGGCCAGCCGTCCACGTAAGTTACGGCATAGTCGCCGATCCGTTGGCTCTGGATGCCGCCCACGTCCCGCCACTGATACCAAAGTGCCGCCAGCAAGACGACCGCCTCGGTCACGTCCGGCTCCGGCACGTACCGATAGATGGTTGCGCCGGTGCTGTGCGTGGCGGCGGTTGTGCCATTGTTGCCGCGCTGGACGGTCACGGTATTGCTGCTGACGCCCGTCACGAACAGCTGCTCGCTGTCGATCAGCAGACTCCAACCGACCTCGATCAGGGAGCCATCGCTGGCCGTGAAGGTCGCGGCGGTCGTTGAGCTGAGCGCGCCGTTCAGGGTGGCCCCGGTGTCGTCATAGCTGGCGCTGTAGCCCCAGGTACCTACGATGATGATGGCCTGCTGGCGGCTATCGGTGAAGGTCCAGGTGTCGCTGGTCGCCAGCAGCTCCACCCGCCGATAAGGCGGGCGGTTGAGCGGATACAGGAAGTAGCTAGTCGCCGTCAACGCCCCGCCGTCGTCGGTGATACTGGTCACACTCAGCAGGTCGTCGCCCAAATAGAGCGCACCGCGCGGTGTGCCAACCGGCGCGTCGAAATAACGCGTCGCGGTCACCGGGTGGAAGGTCCGGCCAGTGACCCGTTCTACATAAGCGCTGGCGCGCTCGATGTAGCGCTTGAGCTTGGCGTCGTGTGTTGTAGCAGTGATACCAAGCTCGTTTTTGAGCGCGTCCAGGCTGACGTACCAGCGGCGATCCCGGACGGCCATCAGACCGCCTTACGCCGGCGGGCCGCAGGCTTTTCAGGCGCGGGCGTCACATCGTCCGGCAGGGCAACTGCCTCAGCGGCTCCCATCTCGATCAGATAAGTCGCCACGTCTTCGGGTAGGTCGTGTTCCTGGCCAGCGTAAAGCGCAACCGGCCAGAACCAGCCCTGCCGATCGTGCAGCATCCGAATCTTCATGCAGTCCCTCCTGCGGCGGCTGCCCAGCCAGCCAGCCGCCGCGGTAAGCGCATTGCGTCTACAACATAACTTGCTAAACTGTTATGTTGTAGGAAAGTCCAACCATGCCTGCGCCGAACAGACCCAAGTCAAAGCGGGCCGAACCCATCACGTACCAGGCATCCGAGAACGGCACCTGGCCCACGTAGATGCGCGGCCGACGTCGCCAGCCGATCTTGACTCCCAGGCGGTTGACCACCAGGAAGGAGCCGACGGTGTTGGAACCGGCCGTCCCGTTGACGTAGCCACTGGTGTCGGTCAGCCCGTAGTCCTGCGACTGGATCAACGGCACGCCCATGATCGAGCCGAGTTGCCCAGTCAGGACGGTGGCCAGCGGGCCGAAGTGGTCGACCGTCAGCACTTCGCTGAGCCCGCCGAACTTCAGCATGGTCGGTACATCGCAGATGATCACCATCTGCGATGGGTCCGCCCCGTTCACACCGGCCGTGCCCATCAGGGCCCGCGTGGCGCCCACGTCGTCGATGGTCAACGTGCCCGCGTCCCGTTTGTCGGTGGTGGTCGTGACCAGCGCCTCATGGCGCAGGCCGTCGATCACCAGGATGTCACGGGTCGTGCCGACGTTGGAGCCATAGTAGGAGATGTTGCCGGTCTCCGAGGCGCCGGCCGTTTCGTCGCCGTGGATGAGCAGCTTGTCGATGGCATGCGCCATCGCAACGCCGAACTGATTGCGCAGTTGCGGCTCGGTGGCGATCAGGCTGTCCTCGCCCATCTCCTCTGACCAGTAGCTCAAGGCGCCCAACTTACCGGCGCTGAAGGTGGTCTTGGCGGTGCCCGGCTTGCTGTCCGGGAAGGTCTGCGCGCCGACTACCAACTGACTCTCATCGGTGGCTTCCGCGACCTTGTAGAAGGTCGGGTCGGTGCTCTCGCGGGGATAGTCATACGGCTGGCTCGGCATGTCGAATTGATCGAACAGCGGCAGCACCGCGGCATTCAGCCGGATGGTGCGCCAGAGGATCGCCGACATCAGGGTTGGCACCCACTCATCACCATAGCTGGTTTGGGTCGAGTAGACCAGCTCGTCGCTCTTGGCGCCGATCTCCAGGAGCTGCGCCAGGCCCTTGGCGCTGACGTTGTCGGTGAAGCGTACGTCGCGCATCACCACTTTGCCGTCGACGCCCAGGATGTCGCCGCGGTCCTCATCACCAGCCACAAATGGCCGGGCGACGGCCGGGTCGAAGGCCGGCCGCGCTTCTCTGCGAGGACGAGCGCCTGGCGTCGCGTCCCACACCAACACATCGTCGGTGGCGTTCATGAACTTGGCCGCCCGGACCATGGTCGCCCGATAGAACTGTTCGGATGGCCGCGGGGCGGCTCCGGTCTTGGCGGCCCGGCTCTGCAGATAGTAGCGCTGCAACAGATCCAAGTCGCCCAGTCGGTCATACTTCGAGCTGACAATGATCTGGTGCAACTGGCGCATGGCCTGCGCGCCAGGGTCTTTGGTGTCGCCTAGATCGGCCACCGGGAACGGCAGCGTTTGTTTGGCGGCCACCTTCTGCTGTTCGGCCGTCCACTGCTTGCGCAGCTCAGCCTCCCAGGCTGCTTTCTCCGCAGCCTTGGCTGCGGCCAGGTCATCGGCCACCTTCTGCCTGGCTGCCAGGGCCTGCATGACTTGTTCAGCGATGGCATTCGTGTCCACCTGCGGCGCGGGCCGTTGCGCCAGGGCCTTCGCCACCACTTCCTCGATGTTGAGCACCTGCTCCTCAGGCGCTTTCTCTTGTCCGTCCATTGCTTTACCTCCACTCGGCCCCGTTACAGGAGCCGGTAACTGATCGCTTTCGTTTTCCATCACGTCCGTGCCGCAGCTCAACGCTTTGGCTATCGAAAAAAGCGCCTGTTGGTGTGCCGGCACCGTTACGACGCTGATTTCCCGCAAGTCCCAGTTGGAAATGTTGCGCACGCCGTTGGCGTCGATATAGCCCGCGGCCAGGTCGTTGATCGCTCGCACGCTGAAGGCATTCAGAATGCCCTTGCCGATCATGTCGGCGGCCTTGGCGCCCCACTCCAGCGTTTTGTCGATTGCCACTTTGACGCGCAGGCCGACGTCGTCGATGGTGGCCTCCAGTACCTTGCCGACTGGTTGGCGCAAGTCGTGCATGAACAGCACGACTGGGTTTTTCATAAAGGCTGCCAGACCGGCCCGGAACGCGTCAGGCATGATGCGGTCGCCAGTCCGGTCCACAACGCCGGTGTTGGCGTAGCCCTCGATCAGCAGGGTGGTCGGGTCATCCGGGTCGCCGAACGCTTTTTCCAGTGCCAGGTGGAAGGTGATCATCTTGGCCGCGGTCGGGAGTGGCATTTCCTCTTGCTCATAGAGTTTCTTGAGTTTGCGCAACGCCTCCGCTTTGTCCGGTCCCTCGTAGCGGTTGCCGCGATACCCCTCATGCAAGGCGGCCCAGGCTCCACCGAGAAGCGTGTGGTTTATGGACCCATCAGCGTCTCTCACTCGCAAATGCCACGTGCTGGGGTGCTCCAGGTCCTCGACGACCAGGTAGTGGCTGGCCGGGTGATCACCGTCAGCCTCGGTCTTGGTAACAGCCGCCTTGGGCGGTTCGATGGCCTGTGTTTCGGTAGCTTGCGCCTCGACACCTGGCTCAATCGGTAAATTTGTGTCATTCATGGTCCACCTCGAAAAACAAAAAAAGAACCGCTGCCCGACGACGAATTCGGAAATGTTAGTATCAACCAGACGCGCTCGGGCCGGTCTCCTGACCATGCCCGCTTGTGGAATTTACTTCTCTACAGCTTCTTAGAAAGTCCTTTATGGATCGGTTTTCCCCGGCATACAGGCAATGCGGACATAGACAGTCGCCCATGAAATCAAAGGCGCCGGTTGCCCCGCAGTTGTCGCACATCGCCGTGTCATCGAAGGGCACTTCCCTGGTATGGGCATCTGGCGTCTGCGTCACCGTCCACCAATCCTCCAGCGTAAACGGCAGTTCGGCCCCGGTGCGCTTGTCGTATAGCCACAACACACTGGCTGTAACGCGGGCGGCCTTAGCGCCCGATGGCGTCAGCAGATAGCCATCCGGGTCAATGGTCCACAGGTTCTGGGCTGGCATCTATATCCCAACTCTTCACTGCCACGAAATGGTATCCACAACGCGGCAGATTCAACAAGTCATGCAGGCCGGTGGGCCAGTGCTGACACAACATGGGCAGCACTCGCCGCACTGATTGCACTCGCCCTCGCGCCGATACTCGGTTACGGTATTGCGCTCATAGTCCCATTCCAGGTACCGGGTCATCGCTTGGTCCTCAACCAGGCGCCCACCTCATCGGCCGGAACGGTCTGCCATTCCACGGAACATCGGCAGTTGCCGTCACATTGACTATCGCCGATCACCGGTACGTCAATCGCATACTGCCAACCTTGCTCGTAGTAGCGCACACAGTCATCGCAATGTTCCGCAGCGCCTAAAAGCCGGCGGCCAATCTCCACTACCCCGAGCCGGACTTGCGCCAGCCGCCGGTCCTTTTCGGCCTCGAAGAACTCCCGTCGGGCGCCGCCCATGTACATGTTCAGCCGGTTCAGCGCTTGCGCCAGTGACACTTTGCCATTGGCAATGTCGTCGGCAAAACTCGCCAGGCGCCGGTACTCGAAATTGAGATGGCCGCCAATCCGGCCATAGTCCCGCGGCGTCAGCCGGTCGAAGCCGCCGGCCCCCAGAGCAGCATTACAAATATGCAGCCGCTTGAGCTCCACCCGCATCTCAGCCAGCCAGGTGGACGCGGGTAGTTTATTCTCCAAGACCTGCCGGGTCAGCGTCGCCAGGTACTCTTGCCTGGCTGTGACGTGACTATCCAGCAGACCCAGGATTTGCGCCCGGGGCACAAAGCGGCCGGTCTTCAAGCTGCGATAGCGCTGGACGGTCGCGCTCCAGGTGTAGCCGGGTAAATAGGTCGCTACATCAGGCATCGGCGCGGGCGTCCAGGATGCGCTTGAACTGCGGCGGCACGTCTGGACTGGCGTACCAGTCGGCGCGGGCGTCGGCAATGTCACCGGCAGTAATATCGGCCGTGCTGGCCAGTTCGTCCGCGGTGGGTAGCCAGTGATCCGGGTCCGCGCCCGGTGGCAACATCTTGAGCACCCAGGCTATCGAGCGTTCGGCATCGCGCGGGCTGCGCCCCAGGCTGACCAGAAGAGCAATCTGGCGCTCACCCCAACGCTGCAAGTCGGTGGCCATCGTCAACTCCCTTGCGCCAACATCCGCGCGGCCGCCTCGATGATCGCGGCCGCTTCGGCCGGCGTGGTCTCGGCTGTATGCGGCGCGCCAGGCACAGCCGCCGTCCAATCGGCCGCCTGCGCTTCCGCACTGAGTAAGTTTTGCCGTTTGGCCTCCGCCACGCCTTCGACCGACCCCAGAGCGTTGACCAGTTGCACTACGGCCACGGCCCGCGCCTGGGCAATCTGCGACTCGTATAACTCATCACGCGGCACCACGTCTACTGCATGCAGGGTGTGGCCCTCGCCGTACAATGGCAGGATCTCGGCATCGAAACGATTGACAATCCGCGTGAGCAGCGGTGTAAGTGTGTACTTGGCGAATAAGTATTCGGCGGTTTTGGCGTTGGCCAGGTTGACGTCTTCGGCCATCAGCAAACCGGGATGCACACCGAGCACCATCAGGGTGTCCAACAAATTGCGTTTGCGGCCCTCGACATACTCGGCATCCCGCAGGTTCATGCCCAGGTCGCGGGCCTTGAATCCCGACCACAGGAATGCTACCTGGTGCGCCTTCTCCGGGTCGCCGGTATAGGTGTCGCGCCAGAACTGCTCCATCAAGTCCCGGTCATCCTTGGTGACGTTGGCCTGGTCGCTCTCCAGGACCACCGACAAGCGAGCGCTGTTCTTGAACGTGGCCCAGTTGTGCTTTTGGGCGGCCAGGTCGGTGGCCAGCGCATAGTTAGCCGGCTCGACCTGCGACAGGCCGACGAAATCGTTCAATGGGTTGAAGCGTCTGATGTGCAGCACATCAGCGACGCTGAGCGGCCACTCGGTATACCCGATGGTGTAGGTATAGCCGGCGACCCCGTGCAACTTGTCGGCTACTGGCGCCAGCCGGTCAGGGCGGAGGGGCAGTAGCATAGTGGGCGGGACAGTGGGCGAGGGGCGTCCACCCAGGTAGAGATAGGCGTTGCCGGTGATGGCCAGGCTGGCCAGGGTGCTCTCGATCAGGGTGAAGCGGTCGAGCGACAGCCATTCCATTTCCGGCGCCGGCCGGCGTAGCAGCGCCAGGAACTCGTGGTCAGGGATCTCGGGCGCGTCATCGGCCAGGCCTGCCCGAACCACAAAGCGGGTCGTGGCGCCAGCTTCAGCAATCCGGTTGACGCCAGCATAGAATGCCGGCGAGGTGACATAGCGCTGCGCCTGATTGGCATAGATGCTCGGGTCAGGGATGCCCTCACCCCAGGCGCCTTGCTCGCCAATCGTGCCCCACCAGCCCGGCAGGTCCGGGCCGCGGCGGCGACTTGCTGCCGCCTTGGGCGCCAGGCCAAAAGCGCCCATCACCCGGTCGACCCTTCCCAGTACGCTCATGCTGTCCTCGTGCCGCGCGGCGCATACCGGCTGCCGATGCTGCCGCTGATCAGCCCCAGCAGCAGCCAGAGCGCCAAACCTGCAAAGCTGCGCCAGTTAGGCTGGACGACGCCTAATATCACCAGCCACGGCCAGACCACGATGCTCAACCAACACATCCCTGCAATTAGTGCCGAAATTCGCATGGACTGTCTCCTATCGAATGTCTACCATCCAATTTACCACGCGCGCGTCCGCTGAGAGCATACGCGCGTCCGCTCTCAGCGGACGCGCGTATGATAAATTGCATTTGTGCGAGCGCGTTCGGGGTTGAGATGCTGGAATGGCCAGCGCTGCAACGGGCCGTTGACGCATGATCAAGCCGGACGCGCTCGGCAGTACCCGCGGGCTGGCATAGGCGGAAACTGGGGCGCCGAGGCCATGCCTTGGTGACCCGATGAGGCATTCTAATGGACAAACCAGGCTGCACGGCTTTCTCGCAGCGCGATCCGCACTGGGCGGACGAAAAGTTAGGAACAGGACCGCTAACGCTGGGCCAGGCGGGCTGTCTGGTGACGGCGATGGCCTCGATGCTGGTGGACGTGGCGGGCGCGCCGACCGACCCGGGCCGACTGAATGCCTGGCTGCGCAGTAA